TTCTTGGACATGGTCGGCTTGCTCCTGATTGTGAGCCAGCCAACGCGGGTGTGCGGCGGCTGGCGGGTGATTTGCCCGCTAGCGCGCCGCGACCTGAGTCCTCAAGTCACTCGCACTGCTCTCCGCAACGTCCGTCGCGGAGCATCAATGTCTGATACTTTCAACCTACGTTGTTGCGCTACTGTCGTGCAAGTGAGTCTCCAGCACGACTGCGTCAAGCGCGGCGATGGCCGCGATCGCCTCGGCATCGTCGCGTTGCTTTTGCGTCGGCGCGGGCGGGGCCGGCGGCTCAGTTGTTGCAGGTTCCTCAACAACTGCGGCCTCACGCTGCTCACTTTCCTTCGGCGCCGCGTTGAGGTTGTCCATCGCGCTCATGGCTGACTTCGCGCCCTCGGATTCATCCTTCGTCGAGCGGCACATGATCTTGCCGGTCTTCTCGTCGAGGTAATAGCAGTCCTCCTCGGTCCAATCGCCCATCTTCGTTCCGATGTCGCGGTAGGCGTTGGTCAAGGCCATGTCTCGTTCGGTCATGTCGGTGTCCTCGTAGCTCTTGAGTGTTTCGTCGTCGTCTTCGGGGTACGCGGCACCGCGCTCGCCGCCAGCATTCATCTGCTCGACGAGGCTGTTGGCCCATGATCTGCCGGGATCGCCACCCCACAGAGCCCAGGCGACCCGACCCGGAGAGGGAAAGCCGTCTTCGCCCTGCGACCAGCCCTGGCCCTTCTTGTCGACCTCATGGCGGTCGAAGTACGCCTTCATCCGCTTGGCGGTGCTGGGGCTGACCTTCGCGCCGTTGCTCAGATCGCGGGCTCGGGCGACGCCGATCGCCGTTCCGCCTCGATTGAACTCCCGCCGCCACTCCAAGCCCTTCGCGGCCTCTTTCCGCACGCCTTCGGGGGGCGTGAAGTCGATGTCGGCGATGGCTTTTCGGGCCTCGATGCCGAGTTCCTCCATCCGGCGCTGAATCCACTTCTCGCCGCTGTCGCCGCCGGCCAGTTGCCACTCGATCCAGGGGAGAGTGCCCGTCCATCCGGCGTTTTTCGCCGCCGCGCACCGCTCCATCACCTCCGAGAGGCGAGAAACGTCCTCGACGACGACGATTTGGCGGTCGGCGATGCGTTCGGCGAGCGAAATCAGCATCGGATCGACCTGATTGTCGTTCGCGGCGGCCTTCAGGCCCCGTTTTGCCGCATTCGACATCGTTTGGTTGGGCCGATACGCCTCGCCGACGGCCATTTCCATGGCTCGACGGCTCACGACGACGCTGGAGGCGTCATACGCAGGCCGAGTCACTACGGAAACGTCGTCGAGCAGCGAGATATCGGTGACCGTCCGCTTCCGAAGGCCCCGCGGACCCTTGTCCCACGACTCGCCGCCGTTCGGCGCGGCCCGGTCGACGGCAAAAGCGAAGCTCGACGCCTTCACGGTGCGGTTTTGCACCCATGTCGTGACGTCGCGAGCGACGGAAGTGTCGTCGGGGTACGCTTCGTAGCGCAGACCGTAGTCATCGACCGACAATTTCAGCGTCCCGTTGCTCGTATTGCCCAGGATGAGGCTGCGATCGTGGTTGAAGAGGGCGTAGACGTCGGGATTCTTGCTCAGAACCCTGTCGAAGGCCCGCTTGTCGATGACCTCGACGAAGCCACCGAGGTTGTTCGACTCGCTGTCGAACACGGCCGCGTAGCCGCGAAGGACAGGAAGCCGCTTTCCGGTCGAGGAATCCTCGCGGAACTCCACTTCGGGGACCGCGTCGATTGTCCGGCGTTCGATATCCATGGTCAGACCTTGTTCGCGAGGTAGTTGTCGAGGCCGATTTGCTCGATCTGCTTCTTCGTGGCCTCGATGTCGGACACAGACGCCTCGCTCCCCTTGAGAAGCTCGGCGAAAATCTCGGCGGTGACCTCGTCGCCGGCGTTCCTGGCGACGATGATGTTCGCCCGCTCGGCGTTCATGGCCCCATATTCAAGGGCGTAGTTGGAGTCGAGGACGCCTTCGTAGTCGTGCCGCGGCCATTCGGAGTCGGCGTGGCCGCATTTCGGCTCGACGTCGTAAAACTCCAGCCGCGCGGTGACGAGCTTGAGGTGCCCGCGCTCCTCTTCGGCGTCGGCGTCAAAGGCGTCGGCGAGTTTCGTGTATCCCCATCGCCGGAAATGCACGGCTTGGTCTTGGTACTGCTCGATGGCGGTCATGTGGAGGCTGCGCGAGAGATGGAGCGCGTCCACGACGTTGCCGACCGAGGAGATTGGGCCTGAGAGAGGGGCGATTGGCATGATTACAGGTGCTTGTCGCACCACTCCGACTGGACTGATTCGTACTTCTGGCCACTCCGCTGGCACTCCAGCAGGATTTCTCGCGAGCGGGCTACCCAATTGGCCGAAAACTCTGCGATGTCTCGCCCGGTAGCTTCCGCACAGTCGCGTAGCTCGGACTTCATCCGCTCGCCCATCTGGTCGATCCAGGCGACGACCTTCTCCGGCTTGCCGCGGCGGTCGAAGATGCCGTCGATCTCCAGGCCGGCGAGCCGACGGACGTTGGTCATGAACAAGACCTCAAACAGGTCTGGCGCCGAACGCTTGGCCGGCTCTTTGGCCGGCGGCTCGGGCTGCTCCTCGGCCGGTTCGGCCGGCTTCTCGCCGGGGATGGCCGGTTCTTTGGCCGGCTCGGGCTTGAGCAGGTCGGTGAGCTTCTGGCCTGTCGGGTTGGCGGCGGTGAACGCCTCAAGCAGGGCCATGTTGACCTGGACGAATCGCTTCTTGCCCTCCTCGCCCTCCAGCGGGTTCATCCCGATGGAGGCCCGAAGCTCGTTGACGTCGAGCGCACCCATGTTGAAGAACTCGCGGGCGTGCTTCGCCTTCGCCTCGTAGTCGCCAGCCATCAGGGCATTGAGGTCGAAGCCGACGAAGTACGTCTTGTCGTCCACGACGAGGTCGCGGCGGCAGGCCATCTCGATGCGGCGGCACCACGGAATGAGCGAGAACGTGACGAAGTCGATGGCCGACTGCTCGACCGTGTTGTAGCGCACGTTCGACATATCACCGAGGAGGTGGACCGGAACGCGGTAGATTCGCGCACACTCCTCGACGCTGAATCTTCGCGTCTCAAGAAGCTGGGCGGTAGCGTTGTTGATCTCCTCCGGCCGCTTCTTGAATCCATACGGGACCACAACGGTCGAGAATGCGTTCTTCGGCCCCTGAAGCATCTCGTTCCACTGATCCTTGAACCTCCGCAGCACCTCGGGCTTGTGGGGCTGGTCGGTCTCAAAGACGGCGCCGCCGCGGGCGTTGTTCCCGAAGAATGCCGAGGAGTGAATCTCCGCTGCCCTGGCAAGGCCGATGGCCTCGCGGGAGAGGGTCACAGGCACATAGCCTGTCACCCCATCGGACGAGAGCCAGCGAATCACAAAAATCTGCTCCTGCCGATACTCGACGGGGTCTGGGCTCGGGTTCAGGAGCGTCGGCGGGACTTGGTAGTAGTACCGCAGCTTGCCGTTCTCTAGCCGCTTGACCGTCATCCGCGAGGCATGGAGCGGTTCCAGCTTGTCGACGGCGCCGTTCGGGCCGGGAATGATCTTGCTGTAGGCGTTGCCCCACAGCAGCAACTGGCTCATCATCCACTCTTTCCACTCAAACGCCGTCATCCAGTCGTTGGTCTGGTAGTGCAGCAGTTCGTGGAGGTGCTGGTCTTCGGCGATCTCCTTGCCGCCGCCGGGGAGGCGACGGTAGAGATTCATCGGCAGGCTGGCGATCGACTCAGACAGCACCCTGACGCAGGCGAGGACGGCACTGCACTCCAGGCTCGTCTCGGGGCTGACAGTAATGCCGGACGTCGTCCGTCGGGTGTCACGAATCTCTTCAAAGATTCGGGCCAGATTGCTCCGGTTCTCGATGATTTCAAGGACTGCTTCGTCGGCTTGATCCATCTTCAGAACACCATGAGCATTGGTTCGTCGGGCTCGTTCCTGGCCTCGCCCGAGGCGATGCCCAAGGCCATGATCAAGGCCACCATGCCGTCGATGCGGCCAGTCGAACTGCTGTTTTTCTTCGTCGGCTTCACGTTCCCCGCGTCGTCGGTCTTCACCTGGACGTTGCTCGCCTGCCACTGAAGGACCGGGTTGCCGCCGTGTCGCAATCGCCCCTGAATTACCAGGGTTTCAAGGAGCTTCGTCGGGGCGTTCATCGACACAAAGCCTTGACCGAAGGGCTTCATCACGACCCCCTCGTTGTCTAGCTGGGTAGTCAGGTGCGTGGCGTTGTATCGGTCGATAGCCACGCCCCTAACTGCGTTCTTCTCGCAGAAAGCTAGAACGTGGTCCCGCACGATGTCGTAGTCAGTCACGTCCCCTCCCGTAAGTGTAACAAATCCGGCCTTGGCCCATTCGAGGTAGGGCACGCGGTCCTCCTTGGCGCGCTTGGCGGCGTTCTCCTCGGGGATGAAGAAGTGGGCGTAGATGTCGTAGGTTCCGTCGTCGTCGGGCCAGATCGCCACGAACGCGGTGGTGTCGAACGTCGAGGCCAAGTCGATGCCGCAGTAGCACATCCGCTCGCCGCCCGGCCGGGGCTGCTCGGCACAGTTCTCAAAGGCGCCGGCCTTCAACCACTTCGTCGTCGAGGACATCCACTGGTTCAGGTGGAGCGTCCTGAAAACCGTCTCATCGGACGGCGACTGCTGCGCCTTGGCTGAGAACTGGTGGAAGTATTCCGGCTTGAGCGTGACGCCGTAGTTCGGATTCGCCTTCTTCCAGGTGGCCTCATCGAACGGGTCGTCGGCAGGGTCGGCGGCGAAGATGCACGGCAGGAACGTCGGGTCGACGAGGGCGCCGTCGCGAATCTTCTCGGCCCGCTTCCAGTCCTTGTAGCAAGGCCCCTGCATATCGGTGCCGGCCGTGGTGATGTAGATCGTGAGGGGCTGCTTTCGAGCGCCCATGCCGGTCTCAAGGACGTCGACAAGCTCCCGATCGGGGAAGACGTGGTACTCGTCGATCAGGGCGCACGACGGGTTGTAGCCGTGCTTGGTTCCGGCCTCGCTGGAGATGCAGAGCATCTTGGCGTTGCGGCTCGGGACGACAATGCTGTTGCGGTAGACCTTCGCCTTGCGGGCGAGGGCAGGGCAGGACTCCAGCAATTGCTTGGCGGCGTCGTGGAGGATCGACGCCTGGGAGCGGTCGCCGGCCGCCACGATCACCTCGGCGCCCTCGTCGTCGCAGAAGGCCATGTACAAGCCGATCGCGGCTGCGATCTGAGACTTGCCGTTCTTCCGCGGTAGGGCAAGCAGGGAAGTCCTGTATTGGCGAGTGCCGTCAGGGTTCTTCGTGTTGAAGAGGTCGTTGAGGTAGGAGTCCTGCCACGCCTCAAGCAGGAAGTTCCGCCCGGCAAAGTCGCCGCGGGTGTGCTTCAGGAGCGGAATGAACCGCCGGATGTCGACGAATGGCTGCATCGTTCGCGATTCGCGAATTGCGAAAGTCGGCGTCAGCCGCCCTTCGTGAGTAGCTCATCCATCGGGTCGAGGATGACCTTCTGCGCGCCATATCCGAGGCGTGTTCGATCCGCCGGCGTCAGGCCGAGGACCGTTTCCAACTGACGCAACTGCTCATGGCAGTGGTTGCTCTGCGACTGCCACTTGGTCGGTCGGCAGAACCGCAGGCTCCCGTCGGGGCCGACAACCTCCCGCCAGCACTCGCCTGTCTTGGCGAGTTCCTGCTCTGCGGCCCACCACTTCTCCCAGACGATCGCGTACCTCGCGATCACTTGGGTGTCGCTTTCCGCTAGCGTCCCCATGCCCTGCGTGTATCCGCAGACTAGGCGGAACATCTCCTTCGCGGCTGGACGCATCCAGTCGGGCGGTTCGGGCAACTCTGATACCGGGGTGCCAAGCTCCTCGCGGTACTTGGCCTCCCTCGATCCGCGAAGCTGAAGGATGTGCTTCGGGGTCGGCGCGGGGCCTTTTGCCATATGTCTTTCATGGTAGCTTATTGGCAAGTCTGGCCGCAAAGGAGTCTGGCATGAGACTGCCCTTCTTCTGATTGCATCGATAGCACGAAGCCTGCACATTCGATGGGACGTGGCCGGGGCAGGGCGGGCCCAGAGACAGCGGAACGATGTGGTCGACGCAGGGGCTGCGCGGGTCCGTCTTGCCGCTCTCGTCCTCCGTGAGCTTCCGCAATAACTCGCACCCGCACCATTGGCACTCCCAGCCGTCTCGCTTGAGGATGCCCTTGAGCGAGAACTTCTCGTAGGGCACTCCGAACTTCTGGCACCGATACTTGTGGCCGGATCGCTGCCTCTTGCCAGCGACGACGTCGTCGGCGTCGTTGCCCCAAGCGTGAAACCACGCGGCGAGTTGGTTCTCGATCGGCGTGCCGTGCCGCTTGGTGAACCGGGTGACTGGCAGCCGGAGTCGTCTTGCCTCAAAGGCGCAGTTCCGCGAGCAGTATTTTCCGACTCGGCCGCCGCCTGGGCGGGGCGAGAAGGGCTTTGCACAGCAGAGGCAGGAGAGGACTTTAGGAGGGTGGGCGATGCTTCGCAGGAGACGCATTCTGTCCATGTGCCTCTCGCCCCATCGAGAAGAGCATTCTGTCGAGCAGAACGCAGAACGGTACTTCGGCTTCAGGAACTCCTTGCTGCACTCGCGACATTTCGCGTGGGCTCCTTTCCTGTTGGGCCACCGGCATTCGTCGGAGCAGTACGACTTGCCCTTGGCGATCGCGGCGCCACACCTCTCGCACGATCCGGTCGGAGCCGCGTTACGGCACTTTTTTGAGCAATACACCTTTCTTCGCCCCCGCAGCGGCCACGGCCTGTCGGGCAGGATCGCCCCACAGCACTTGCATGATCGGGGGGCACTTGCCGAGACCCGCGCATCTCTCTTCCTTCGCCTCCTCGACGCCTCGCGGCACCCTTTGCTGCACCATTTCGCAGGGGGCGTCGCTGGCGAACGGACGAACTCTCTGCCGCAGCCCAAGCAAGCACACGGCGTCGCCGCCCACTGCTCCTTGCAGGCATCCGTACAGAACCGCCGGCCGACAGAGACGTCCGCCGCTCCACAGTTCGCACACTCACGGCGCCGCCGACGCAGCGGCCTGTCGGCCTTGCGGCATTCACCGGAGCAGTATTTGGTCGGTCGCCCGCGAGATGGAGACTCATTCGGCAATTCGCTGCCGCACCACTCGCACTTCCTGACTTCCCTGTCGCAGCCGCTGGTGCTGCAACACATGACGGCAGTGTACCACGCTGTATAGCGGGGTAGCGTTTTTGCCAAACCGCCGACGGGGGCCGTTTCGAGCGATTTGGCTGCACCGCCGCACAGAATCGGGGGCAGGGACATGCGGTCTGCCCGAGGGTCGCGCCCCCCCAAACTACCCCCCCTCCCTAGTGTGACGAATCGGGGGGATTCCCGACGGCGCCCAGGTGGCGACGGCCGCCGGAGGGACGATTCACCCGACCTGTCCAAAAACCCCGCGCCCAGGGCGCTAGGGTTTCCGGCCGGTCGATCCTCCGAGCAGGTCGGCGCCCAGGTGGCGACGGCCGCCGGAGGGACGATTCACCCGACCTGTCCGAAAACCCCGCGCCCAGGGCGCTAGGGTTTCCGGCCGGTCGATCCTCCGAGCAGGTCGGCGCCCAGGTGGCGACGGCCGCCGGAGGGACGATTCACCCGACCTGTCCGAAAACCCCGCGCCCAGGGCG